CGCGTCCAATACTCCCAATAACGTACATCTTTGTGCCATCAGGTTTGAAGAAGATGCCTTGTGGCTGGCTTTCTTGAGCAGCAACACTGAAGTTCTGCAAGTAAGATGCAGTAGAAACATTCCAAGCTGTGCTTAGGTCGTACTCATTTACGTCATCTCCAATATACCCAAGAACGTACATCTTAGTGCCATCAGGTTTGAAGAAGATACCGGTTGGAACTGTTTCTTGAGCAGCAACACTGAAGTACCCTTCAGTGGGAAAATCAAAGCTGGCAGCGCTTACGTCCCAAGCTGTGCTTAGGGTGGAGGAAAAGACTGCATCACCTGTTTGCCCAAGAATGTACATCTTAGTGCCATCAGGTTTGAAGAAGATACCGGTTGGATTTGTGTCTTGAGCAGCAACACTGAAGTTCTGAAGGTAAGAAGCTGAAGTTATATCCCAAGCGGTGCTTAGGTTATACTCATTTACGTCATCTCCAGTAGACCCAATAACGTACATTTTTAGGCCATCGGGTTTGAAGAACAATCCGGTCGGACTTGTGTCTTGAGCGGTAACACTAAAGTTCTGCAAGTAAGATGCAGAAGTTATATCCCAAGCCGTGCTTAGGTCATACTCATTTACGTCATCTCCACTAGACCCAATAACGTACATCTTTAAGCCGTCAGGTTTGAAGAACAATCCGGTTGGATTTGTTTCTTGAGCGGAAACACTGAAGTTCTGTAAGTAACTGGCCGTAGTGATATCCCAAGCTGTGCTTAGGTCATACTCATTTACGTCGTCTCCAGTAGACCCAACAACATACATCTTAGTGCCATCAGGTTTGAAGAATATGTCTTGTGGACCTGTTTCTTGGGCACTAACACTGAACCTCTCATAAGCAGGTGGCTCTGCATTAGCTAGGTCATAGCCGTCATCGATAAACAGACCAGTTAGCCCCAACGTGAACCCGTAGGCAGTACCCGTCGTAGGGGGGTTGCTAAACACAAACGTAGTTTCCGCTACAGGGGTGTAGCTGAACGCGTTGCCAGAAGTCAGGTCAAGAGTTGTGCCTGTGATCACTCCCACCTTCTCAGCAAGCGGAGAACCTTCGACAAACCCCTTTGTGTAGTCGATAACAATGCTCATTATACAGCCTCCGAACCGTTTATATCGTCTTGAGCCATGACCCAAGCATAACATTTGTCAGGCGTCACATGATAAATGCTGTGAGAGGCTAGGATTGCATCCCCAATCTTCTTGGGGAAGCTGGTCTTAGGATTGTCACGGCGAAGGTCTCCGAGCGTGTAAGGGAATTGCTCTACCTGTCCGTTTGCTGTTTTCACGAGTAGCATTGAGGGTGTCCTTTATGTTTCTGCAATTTCAAATGCCCAAGAAAAGCAGTTTTCATTGGCAATACCACTTGCATTTAAGTCGGGGGGGGTAAACGTGGTCGAGTCCACAACACCTAAAGCGTAAGTTACGTTCATTGAGCAACCTGCGCCAGCCGATGCGCCATAAAAATCAGATACGGCAACTGAGAAATCTGTTTGCGTTGCATCGCCCGACTGAACATCGTCATCATACCAGACAAAGCACACACACGTGTTCCCCACTGAAGCTCCCGAGAATGCGGTAAATGATGTTGGTGGGGTATGTCCTGTATAAAGATTAAGTGTGTTTGATTGCACATAAGCAGCACTTTTAAATGAAACCACTATGGCTCCGCCTATAGCTGGGGTGTTCCCAGCAGGTGCAACCACGGAGGTTTCCGTACTTGCTGTTCGGTAAAAAACAGATATAGGAGAAGCCCCTTCAACAAATAGTGTCCAGCCCGAAGGTGTGCCACTGGAGATATCGCTATCATTGCCACAAAATAAGAACAAAAGGTCTCCACTTTGTGTGCCTGTTGGATAATCAAGGGTGTAGCTGCCTTGAAGGTTGGTGTCGTTGTAACCAACAAACTCAACACCACCGCCACCAGCAGAAACCCCAGCCGCATCCATTTGCATTAACCGAGCAATACTCATGTCATTGCCGCTCCAGTTAAGAAGCCGTAATAAGTTGTGCCACCATCTTGCGTGAAGAACGTCAGTATGTCCGTCTCACCGTCAGCAGGGGCGGTAGGTGGTGTACTTGCTGGCCACTCGACAGACGCAGGGTATGTGAAGGTCGCATCTCCGACAAAGCCTGTGGAGTATTGCCATACTGCATCTCCAGTGAACCCAATAACGTACATCTTTGAGCCATCAGGTTTGAAGAAGATGCCTTGTGGATTTGCTTCTCGAGCAGCAACACTGAAGTTCTGCAAGTAAGATGCACTAGATACATCCCAAGCTGTGCTTAGGTCGTATTCGTTTACGGCGTCTACAGTATTCCCAATAACATACATCTTTAGGCCATCGGGCTTGAAGAATATGCCTTGTGGATTTGGTTCTTGAGCAGCTACGCTGAAGTTCTGTAAGTAAGATGCTGAAGTTATATCCCAAGCTGTGCTTAGATCATATTCGTTTACGTCGTCTCCAATAGTCCCAGTAACATACATCTTTGTGCCATCGGGCTTGAAGAAGATGCCGGTTGGAATTGTTTCTTGCGCGGAAACACTGAAGTTCTGCAAGTAAGATGCTGAAGTTACATCCCAAGCGGTACTCAGGTCATACTCGTTAACATCGTCTCCAGATTGCCCAATAATATACATTTTTGTGCCGTCAGGTTTGAAGAAAATGCCGTTGGGAGCTGTTTCTTGAGCACCAACACTGAAGTTCTGAAGGTAAGATGCAGTAGATACCTCCCAAGCTGTGCTTAGGTCGTACTCATTTACGTCTCGTCCAGTATACCCAATAACGTACATCTTTGAGCCATCAGGTTTGAAGAATATGCCGGTTGGATTTACTTCTTGAGCAGCAACGCTAAAGTACCCTTCAGTGGGAAAATCAAAGCTGGCAGCGCTTACGTCCCAAGCTGTGCTTAGGGTGTAGGAATAGACTGCATCACCTGTTTCCCCCACGACATACATCTTTAGGCCGTCAGGTTTGAAGAACAATCCGGTTGGAAATATTTCTTGAGCAGCTACGCTGAAGTTCTGTAAGTAACTGGCCGACGTTACATCCCAAGCTGTACTTAGGTCATACTCATTTACGTCATCTCCACTATTCCCAATAACGTACATCTTAGTGCCATCAGGTTTGAAGAAGATACCGGTTGGAGTTGCTTCTTGAGCAGCAACGCTAAAGTTCTGTAAGTAAGATGCAGTGCTTATATCCCAAGCCGTGCTTAGGTCATACTCATTTACGTCGTCTCCAGTGGACCCAATAACATACATCTTAGTGCCATCGGGCTTGAAGAATATACCGGCGGGAGCTGTTTCTTGAGCAGCAACACTGAAGTTCTGAAGGTAACTAGCTGAAGTGATATCCCAAGCTGTACTTAGGTCGTACTCATTTACGTCGTCTCCAATATACCCAGTAACGTACATCTTAGTGCCATCGGGCTTGAAGAAGATGCCTTGTGGAGATGTTTCTTGAGCAGCTACGCTGAAGTTCTGTAAGTAAGATGCAGTAGAGACATCCCAAGCTGTGCTTAGGTCATACTCATTTACGTCGTCTCCAGTAGACCCAACAACATACATCTTAGTGCCATCAGGTTTGAAGAATATGTCTTGTGGACCTGTTTCTTGGGCACTAACACTGAACCTCCCATAAGCAGGTGGCTCTGCATTGGCTAGGTCATAGCCGTTAGAAATAAACAGACCAGTCAGCTCTAGCGTAAATCCGAGGGCAGTGCCTGTCGTAGGGGGGTTGCTGAAGACAAACGTAGTGTCAGCCGTAGGGTTGTAGCTGAACACGTTGCCAGAAGTCAGGTCAAGAGTTGTGCCTGTGATCGTTCCCACCTTTTCCGCTAGCGGAGAACCTTCGACAAACCCCTTTGTGTAGTCGATGGTTACTGACATTTATACAACCTCCGAACCAGCCATGTCGTCTTGAGCCATGACCCAAGTATAGCATTTGTCGAGAAACTGCGTGCCTTCACCAACTTCAACATCAGCCAGATCAGCATGATAACGGCGGAAGTCAACTTCACGTGTGTCGTCGTCAGGTGTGTCAGTGGCGTAGCCCGCAACGTCAATCATAACGCTGAACTTTGGCCCGTCACTTGCACGCTGGCGACTGATTGCTGCTGTAGCAATGCGGAAGTATGCACCAGCAAATGGTGTGCCATACTGCGATGTTGTCATATCAATTTGAATTGCCATTAGTTGTTTTCTCCTTTGTTATATTTATATTTATGCGAATGGATGTCGCACCATTATTACGTTACCTCACTGGTATTTAATGCTCATATTTAGCTAAAGTTGTTGCCAGCTAGGAATTCGGAAATATGACCTTGCAAAGGTGTGCCATACTGCGATGTCGAAAGATCAAACTCAATAGCCATTAGTACGTTACCTCTGATGTGTGTATAGTTGCAACAAAACGAATGTTTGTTGAGTCTGCACCTGTAACCTCAATCGCAAGCGCACCGTTTATTGTGTCGGCCAATAGAGTCATTCCCCATCCTGGTGTGTTGTCGAGGATGGTTGTGGCACTGTTGACTAACACTGTTGTGCTATTATTACCTTCTTTCCGAATAAGACCTTCGACTTTCCACGCTGCGGAATCAGTACCGTCAGATGCTTGTTCTCTTGCCACGATCGTGCCGTGGAAAGCATAAGCAGAATTGATGGGTAAGTTAATTTGGTTTGAGTTATTTCCCGAAGAACCAGTGTTAGTGACCAGATCTCGAGGTGTGTTGTCTGTTGTATCGGCCCGTAGAACAAACATACCCTGTTGGCTGTCACCATTACTAGAAAATTTATCATTTGAAAAAGCGAACTTACCTACGACAATACCTGTAGTGGAAGATGCTCCAATTGATACACTGTCAACGGAAGTGGCATATGCCCCGCCTAACGCAACAGACCCACTTCCACTGGCAGTTGCTCGTTCTAAGTAGGTGCTGGATGCTCCGGCGGCAAAGGCGTTAGCCCCACTGGCAGTTGCTTGATAACCAAGCGCTACGCTGTAATTTGCAGAGGATAAGCAGTTATACCCCATAGCTACGGCGTAACTAGACGTAGACCTAACCGTTCTACCTAAAGCAACAGAATCAGCACCAATGGCCTGTGCACTTTCACCAAACGCCATTGCACTAGAGCCAGTAGCCTTAGCCCTGTCGCCCATCGCAATAGAGTTGGCACCAGTAGCCCCATAGCTTGAGGTGTTGTTGGCTATAGCTGCTGCGAATGAGCCTGCGCCAGATGCGTAAGACTGCCCAATAGCAACTGCTCTTTCCCCGCTGACGGCCTGTGCGTCATTCCCAATAGCTAAAGAACGGGCGGCTGTCGCATCTGTGCCTTCGCCAATAGCGACTGCGTAGCTAGATGATGCCGTTGCATCGGCAATCCAACCCCCGATAGCAACTGAACCTGCGCCTGAAGCAGTTGCGCCGTATGTGTAACCGCCAATGGCCACCCCGCCAGTAGCTGCAACTGTTCCTTGGCCTATCGAAACCGCCTTGTTGCCAGCCGCAGCGTTTGTACCAAAAGCTATACCATCCTGTGCCCCACTGGTAGCGGCACCACTACCAATAGCCACCGCATTTGTACCAATAGCAATAGGTGCAGTCGGGTTATCTGGGTTCTCAGCATATAGTTCAAGGGCAGTGCCGCCATTCGCATCAGCAAACGCCACAGCACCAGAACCGTCAGTGGTTAAAACTTGATTGGCTGTACCGTCTGCGGTTGGCAGAGTGTATGTGCCGCTAATTTGAACCGTGTCAGTCGTGCCGCCAAGGGCAATTAGGTTAGCAGTCGTGCTTTCAGCACCGTTACCAATTGCAACGCTATTTGCTTCCGTGGCTTTAGATAATGGGCCTATAGCAATAGAGTTATCACCAATAGCACCATAAGTTGTGGATGTGCTTCCAATTATAGCAGAAAAACTTTCATTTCCTAAAGAATATGATCTACCAAGCGAAACCGAATTATCGCCTATCGCTCTTGCACTATATCCTAATGCGTTACCAAAAGAGCCTGTAGCAGAAGAACCGTAACCGACTGCATTTGCTCCGGGCCCTGTGGCATTGGCCTGATGGCCGTAAGCACTTGAGTGATTTCCAGATGCTGTTGCCGCATAACCAATTGATGTTGCTCTGCTTATAGAAGCTTTTGTCTGATACCCAATAGCAATAGAGTTAGCCCCAGTCGCCCCGTAGCTTGATGTGTTGTTGGCTATGGCTGCTGCGAATGAGTCTGTGCCAGAGGCGTATGAGACGCCTAGTGCTACCGATTTTGGGCCTCCTGCTCTAGCTGTAAAACCTATCGCCGTTGCGCCTAGAGCGTTATCTGCAAAAGAAGAAGCACCAATGGCTGTAGAAAACTGTCCTTGCGCCGCTGCGTTGTAGCCAAAGGCAAACGAATCAGAATTTGTCGCCGTGGAAGCACTACCTATAGCCACTGCATTTGTACCAGTAGCAGAAGGTGCAGTAGGTGTTACAGGGTTCTCAGCATATAGTTCAAGGGCAGCAGCACTGCCGTCTGTACCTTGAATACCTTGGGTTCCAATTCCAGTTGTTCCTTGGGTTCCAGTTCCAGTTGTTCCTTGGACACCTTGAATACCTTGGGTTCCAATTCCAGTTGTTCCTTGGACACCTTGAATACCTTGAATACCTTGGGTTCCAGTTCCAGTTGTTCCTTGGGTTCCAGTTCCAGTTGTTCCTTGTCTACCTTGAATACCTTGGGTCCCAGTTGTTCCTTGAATACCTTGAATACCTTGAATACCTTGGGTTCCAGTTCCAGTTGTTCCTTGGGTTCCAGTTCCAGTTGTTCCTTGTCTACCTTGAATACCTTGGGTTCCAGTTCCAGTTGTTCCTTGTCTACCTTGAATACCTTGAATACCTTGGGTTCCAGTTCCAGTTGTTCCTTGGGTTCCAATTCCAGTTGTTCCTTGGGTTCCAATTCCAGTTGTTCCTTGGGTTCCAATTCCAGTTGTTCCTTGGGTTCCAGTTCCAGTTGTTCCTTGGGTTCCAGTTCCAGTTGTTCCTTGGACACCTTGAATACCTTGAATACCTTGGGTTCCAGTTCCAGTTGTTCCTTGGGTTCCAGTTCCAGTTGTTCCTTGTCTACCTTGAATACCTTGGGTCCCAGTTGTTC